TAGAATGTAGCAACTGTCCATTGATCCATTGTCTTAATACTATTATCATTATACTCTAAGTATGGAAAGTTATCATAATTGGGTTGAGCCGGGTCTGGTTGATAATCTGGATTCGCAGGGTTTGCATATTTTGGTGTATTCTGTACACACTGATATTCTAATGTAACAGAAAAAGTAGGTGCTTCCCATGATACTGCTAAAAATAACTGTTGATATATGGCTGCCAGTTCTGAAGTATAAGCATCTCCTGTGACATTTTGTATTTCCGAATCACCCGCTAAGTAACTGAATATACTTGACCACCAGTATGGATTGCCTGACATACAACCAAAAAAGTCGTCCATACGATAAGTACCGGCAAATCCAGATCCTAAACCCATTTCTTCATTGATTGTTTCTACTAAGTTTTCATCGACTGGTTTTTGTAAACTTGCTGGATTATTGCCTGCTCCTGCTTGTGTGCCGTTGGCTCCAGAGCCTACACTTTCAGCATCTAATATCTGTAAGTTTCTTAAACAATTTCCTAATTTGCCAGGAGTTATCTGTTCAATGTTACTAATTTGTAAAAATGAATATCTAAGTGCGGCACATGCTAATCCTATTTCAGCAGGAATAACAACGTTTGGTCCTCCTAAATAAGAATCAAATCCTTTAGGTAATGTTGTTGTTGGAGTTTCCCTTGATTGAGATGTAGACGGTGCTGGAGGCCCATCAGTAAAAAGTGTTCCAACAATGTTTTTAACATTAGTTGTATTGATTGCACTATTGACTGAGCCGTCATCATTGTATATTAAATAATATGTTTTTGACCCTGTTGGTCTTCCTAATTCGTCATTATAAACAGGTACTGTAAGTGTTTTGTTGCTATTATAAAACAAATAGAATGGATTTAATATATCGGCTAATGTGCGTATTCCATATCTGTTTTGTGATCCAACATAACTACATCTATGCAAAAACCAACCATTATCAGTTAATGTTGATACTGAAGCAACTAAATTATCACCTGTTATTCCTAAATAAGCGGTGTATATTTTTCTTTCTTGTTCTGGAGTACCGTGCGTTTTTGCAGTAGATAATGTTCTAATTTCTTTTGCAGACAATCCTGCTGATCCTAAGTTTAAATTTAAGTCTTGTGTTAATCCACCGTTTTCATGTAATTGTTGTAGCAACGTAGAAGGATAACCGAAACGATCTAATTTTTTAAAATCAAATACTTTTTGTAGATTTTGCAGATCATATGCAAGACCGTTAGTAAATAAACTAACACCTGTTACATCTCCTGTAATAAGATCATCCATATTACTGAATGTACCTTCTAAGAACGTTTGTGCATTTTCTGAAGTGCTAATTGTTTTATTAGTATAATTAGCAAAACTTGTGGCTTCATTCATTGATCCAGCAAATGATTCATACTTAGGAGGAGAAAGTTGTCCTTCTGATCCTACTTTTGCATGATAGTTAAATTCGTTATGTGCTTGTAAAGCATGACATCTAATCCAACCCCATTGAGTTATACTTTTATTAGGGTTTGTTGTATTGTAAGGTAACCAAGTTGCTTGTTGTCCGTAGTCAGTATCTCCTGTTACAGAATATCCTGCGTTTGCGGGTCCTGGTCTTGATCCAGCAACTCCTGCTGATTCTCCAAACTCTACTGATTTACAATCAAATGACCCTTCTGTTTTTCCAGCCCATGATTCTGATTTGTCTTCTGCTACATATGTAGGTGGTTTTGAATTTCCTAATGCATGGCACTTACCGTTGCCACTAATTGAAATAAGATTATTATACGTACTATCAGATATAACACCTCTAGTAAAGCCGTCATTAATAGCCCATGTGAGCATTCTAAGCACAGTATTCTCTACAAGAGCGCCGTAAGTGTATTGAGAGTTAGATGTACTAATTCCCATGTAGTATTCAGCATTAGGGTTAATTTGAAGACATCGATTCTGTAAGAGGCCACCTAAAACGTTTTGACCTAAAGGACTTTGTTTACCTGTATCTGCCATTGATTAGTTGCCTTCTACAAAAACAGTATCTGCGCCTTCAACTATTTTATGTTTACAATCATTACCAGAGCCTAAATATAATACTGGTTTTCCTTCTACAAAGACAGTAGGACTACCTTCAGTTGTTTTTGCACTTTTGTGAGGTTTTTCTTTTGGTTTTGGTTTGTGAGGAGATATCTCACTAACATGTAGACCTACAGGTTTGCCGACAGCAAAGACAGACTCGGCTCCTTTTAAAATTTTGCCGCCTGTAGTGTTCTTGTCATCTTTTCGGCTCAATTTTGGCATCTAACATTATCCTGTCAATATTTTCTTTTCTTGTACTTGTATACCTGTAGTTGCTTCTCTATATTTGTCTTTAACTTCATCTGCTGTAGTTGCAACAAAAGAAACACTATTACTATTTAGTCTTACGTTTTCTGTCGCATTTGCAGAGAATACACTAGGAACTAATGCCATTCCAGTCTGACTGGGTGCTAATGATACTGGATCTGATAGTTCAAGCCAACCATCTTCAACGGATTCAACTTTTGCTACGACTTCTTCTCCACTAAAAATTTTAAGTGTGTAGACTTGTCCTACTTTAATATGTGATACTGCTTTGTTTTCCATTATTACTCCTAGTCGTTTGCGTTAGTGTTAAAGTTAATAAATTTTTCTTTTAGTTCCATAAATCCACCTACATATTCTTCACCTAAAAATATCTGTGGTGCAGTACGTGCATTTGGTACGACTGCTAGTAAGTCTTCTAACGTGTATCCATGTCCGATTTTCTTTTCTTCAAACTCTACGCCTTTTTCTTCAAGCAATTTTTTTGCTTGATCACAATAAGTGCAGTTGTCTTTACTCCATACAATGGCTTTCATTATTTCTCCTAGTAATTGTTATATGTATATTTAATACGATTTTCTACAGTCAAATAAATTTTATGCTAACTCAGGTAACTCGTCATAGTCAAGTGATTCTGACATAACACCTATTACATAGTTAGTTGATTCATTTTCTTGTAGTGCAGTTTGCTTTTTGCTAGTGTCACTATGCTTGTTAAACCAAGGGATAGGACTTGCTTTTGGAGCAGGTTCATTATATTTTATATTAATTGCTTTTAATGATTCTAATGCTGTATAGTCTACAAACTCTTTTAGAATGTTTGCATTGAGACCGATTACAGGACCTTTCTTAAACAAGTAATCTGCCCATTCTTTTTCTTCTCTAATTACATCCATATACATATCGTATACTTCTTTCTCACATTCTTTTGCCGCTTTAGCAAATCTTGGATCTTCTTTGACAACTTGTTTAATGATCCAGCCTGTCCAACCTTTGTGAAGTAATTCGTCTTGTAAGATTAATGAAATGATGTTGCCATTACCCATGAAGATTCTATTTTCTACCATTGCTAATGATGTAGCAAATGATACCATAAATCGTAATGCTTCTAAGGCATAACTTGCATGTAGAGCCATCCAAATTGCTTTGATGTGTTTTTCTTCATCGATCTTTTTGCCCATTTCTTTTTGACAGTTGATTTCATGTAAACCATCATAGTAATCACACACTGAAGATGCCATGTCAGCAATTTCTTTTGTATCATGTATAGTATCAAAGATGTCTTTAGGTACATTATAGATGTTTCTAATGATATGACTGTAAGAACGTGAGTGTATATTAGTTTCAAAGAAAGACCAGTTATACATTAATGCTTCTAGTTCAGGTAGACTTACAACAGGAGTAAAGACTTGTACAGGTCCTCTGCCTTGTAGACTATCTAATGCTGTTTGTCTTAATAAGTTAGCAGTGAAGATGTGTTTAACTGCATCACTGGCATCTTTAAAGTCTCCTGCATCTTTAGTCAGACTAATTTCTTCTGGTATCCAAAAGAATCCTCTTGCAGTTTCTTCAAAGTTTGCTATTTGATCATACTTGACTTCTTCAAAACGTTGTATAGTCACTGGGCCTGCTGGATCTAAAAACATTTTGTTCTCTAAGTAAGTTGTTTGTTTCGATAAATCGTATTGTTCTTTGCTCATTATTAACCCTTATAATTTACATGCTTCGCAGTCATCATCTTCAAACTCTGGCTCTGCTATGTATTGTTTTGCTATTTCTTGTAATTGTTCGTCTGATCTTTTGACTCCCGCTTTATTTATTAAAGAATAGTAAAAAGTCTTAAGTCCCCAATTATGTGCCTGCATTAAGTTTTTCGCAATTAACGTAGTAGGCACTTTTTGATCTTTAAAGTGTGCTGGATTGTAGAATGTATTCGTTGAAATACTTTGATCTACGTATGCCGCTAACACCGATGCTGTTTTTAAATATGCATCACAGTCTTCTTGTTCCCACATCAACTGATAAGAGTTTCTTACACGTTTAATGTGATAGTCTGGTACTACTTGTGTGAGTGATCCTGCTTTACTTTCTTTAACAGAGATTAAACTCATTGGCATTTCAATACCATTTGTTGAATTGATTACTACACTAGATGATTCTACAGGAGCAATCGCCATTAGAGTCGCATTTCTAACACCATGCTCTTTCATATCTTTTCTTAATGATTCCCAATCACATTCTGGCTTAAAGTTTGCTAGTTTGTTTACACCTTTTGCTCTACGTTCCCAAGGGAACTTGCCTTTACCATACCATGTCTTATCACTATCTAAACACTTACCTCTTTCTTTTGCCATTTCAACTGTTGCTTCTGTTAAGAAAAATGCTTGATGTTCCATCCATGCTTTAACATCTTGTAATGCATCTTTGTCTCCATAGATGTAATCTCGTTTTGCATGCCAGTATGCTAGATTAGTAACACCGATACCCAACGGTTGTATTTCATCATTACTTAACTTACTCTGAATCGATAAGAAGTCTTGGTAATCTAAGATGTTGCATAGACTTCTTTGAAGTATACGACATGCTCTACGCATGTCCTCAGGGTGTCTGAATGCTCCCCAGTTGATCGATCCCAGTGTACACAATGCAATACGTCCCTTATCATCATCTAAACGTTTAAAAGGCTTTGTAGGCAATAATATTTCACAACACAAGTTGCTTTGATAGATTGGATGCTCTGTAGTATCGAATGGTCCTTGATTAGATACGTTATCAACATATACTAAATATATTCTTCCTGTATCAGTTCTTTCTTTTAAGATACCAGACTTAAAGACTTCTTCTGCTGACATGACTTTCTTCCGCAGGCTACGGGACCTTTCATATTTGATATAAAGTTCTTCAAATTTAGCAGTATCTGAATAGAATGCTTCATAAAGATCAGGTACTTCATTTGGATCAAAGAATGTAATGTTGCCTTTGTTTTTAAATCGTTTCCAAAAGAATGAATTAAGACATACGCCATAGTCCATATGTCTAACTCTAGTTTCATCTGTTCCTTGATTGTTTTTAAGAACGATTAAGTCATCAAATTGATGATGCCATATAGGATAAAATACTGTAGCACTTGCATTACGAATACCACCTTGTGAGCAAGAACGCAAGTCTCCGAACCACTTCTTAAGAAAGGGTATCATACCCGTATGCATGATCTCTCCGCCTCTTATAGGCGCCCCTAGGGGTCTTAAACGACCTATTTCAAGACCTATACCTGCACGTTTACTTGCATACTTAGCCATCATTTCACCTGATGCAAAAATACTATCTAAGTCATCATCACTTTTAATAAGAACACAAGAACTAAACTGTTTAGTAGGTGTTCCGAGTCCTGCAAGTACTGGAGTTGCTAGAGTGAATAATCCATCACTAGCACAATTGTAATATTCTTTAATGTATCTCATTCTTGCTGATTCAGGTTCTTCTTTATGAAATACTGTTGCGGCGGCTACCATATATCTTACTTGAGGCGTCTCATAGATTTGACCGGTTGATCTGTTTCTTACAAGATACTTACCAATCATTTGTTCAACAGCGGCATAAGATGCATTTTCATCTTTCTCATGGTTGATCATCTTATCCATCTTGTTCCAGTCTTCTTCTGAATACCACTCAAGTAACTCTGGAGTATACAAACCTGATTCTACATTGGTTTTTACAATCTGATATAGATGAGGCGGTTGATATTGACCGTATACATCTTTGCGTAACATAGACAAACGTTGTTTACCTGCTACGAATTGATAGTTAGTGTGTCCTGTTTCTGGTGCTTGTTCTTCATCGATAAGATCAACAATAGCACGTAGAGTAAGTTCATCAATTTCTCTGGTAGTGATGCCATCAAAAAAGTGAGGTTGTGATGTAATCTCTATCATCGATTGTGATACGTCCGATACACCTTCACATACTTTTGCTATTTGTGCTTGCCACTTTTCTAATTCTAACTCTACTATTTTTCCTGATCTTTTAGTGACTTTAATATTCATTCTTTACCTAATTTATTTTATTTTCCAGCATCTTTATGTCAATGTATTTGACATTTGTAAAATCTGACAGCACAGTATTTACTACCGAGTCGGGCCAGTAATTCAACACATATTTTGCGTTGTCCACTAAGACTAATACTACTTCTGTATTATTATAATCGATTGCTGAACATAAGTCAATGTTTTTTATACCCAATATTGCCAAAGTATATATGTTACCCAAAGCACGTGCATAATAACAATACATGTTATCATGTATGAGTTGCCATGGATTGGGCCAATCTTTTATATCATGCGGGTGTAGATAATGATTACTTAACGGACATTGTTGCCAAAATTTATCTACTTCTACACATACGTTTTCTAGTTCTGAATCTTTTAATGTTTCTCTTAATTTGTGCCATTCTGTCAGACGAGTATCAAAACCCAGAGTAAAAGTATTCATACATATACTTATCAGTATTAGATTAGGCTTGATAAATTATAACCAATAAAAAAGGGTAACGAGTACCCCTTTTTATGTGTTTGTTTAGATTAACATCTACCGACTAATACTTCTACTACTCCGTCGAGACCATCGTTGAATGAACCTAATGATTTACCAATAATTGTACCCGGCTTGACAGTTTCTGGGTCAGCCGCACATCCAAATCCTGCTTGATCTGAAGTTACGATAATGTCACCTTTACTGATTGGTCCGATTACTTTACATGGTACACGTCCAATCAATGCTAGTTCTACGACATGCTCACCTTCGCCTGCTGTACATTCTGCGTTATAGACTTGAGCCGGATTAGTTGTAATAATACCTGCAACACAATGAGATCCATGTTGTCCTGTAGTTGATAGTTCTGCTTCTCCGTTGAATACTACGACTGTACCTGGCTCATAATCTTTATCTGCTGTGTATTTCTCTGCCAAGTCAGCATATGTTGCGTTAAGAGTTGAACCTGATGTCAGTGTATAATCACCAGTGATTGTACCTGCTGTTGCAGATGATCCTGTAGTGATTGTAGTAGACTGCATTGTTCCAGCATTCATAGTTCCGTTGACAGTTAATCCTGTTAACGTACCTGTACTTGTAATGTTCGGTTGAGCCGCTGTTGTTACAGTACCTGCTGTTGTTGCTGATGTTGCACTTCCTGCTGAACCTGAGACGTTAATTCCCCATGTACCTGATGCTCCTGTACCGTCTGCGCCTGCCGCTCCAACTGTGTTATAAGAAATAGTTCTTGCTGTGCCACCGTTGTATGCTGTACCTGAAGCAACCCCTGATCCACTAT